ACCCCCGTCCTGACCACGACACCCACCCGCCAAACCCCGCGATCGAAATGGACGGAGGACAACACAAGGAGTTTAATCCACACTTCCACCGAGACCTACATGGGTGGCGACGGGCACAGGAGAATGACCGCCGAAAGCAAGAGTGGTGCGACATCAATAGAATCGAGCTGATTCGTGTGGAAGACGAAACGCTCGACCAACTGGAGGAGTTAATTTGTCTGTGAATAAATACTTCGGACCGATCGCTGAGATCATGAAGGGGCTCGGTATCTCCCCGCCTCAGCAGCCGGAGGTGACCCTGGACGAGATGCTCGAACAGGACATCGATCTTGATACCATTGAGCTGCCGATCTTCGAGGCGTATTTACAGGACATTGCGTCCTATAACCTGTACCTGAAGTCGCAGAAGGGCTCATACGAGGCGAAGCTGCGAATTCTACGTTCTGAGTACGACCGAGAACTCGGGCTACAGACAAGAGCTGGGCCACAAAGCTCCGACGGGGGTGGCTGGCTCACGAAAGAAGAGAAAGAGGCGGCGGCCTTAGCCATGCAGCCTGATCTTGCAGAGCTGAGAGATAAGATCCTTGTTCTCGACGGTGTGCTCACAAAAATCAAGGACTTACCTTGGGCGATCGACAAGAAGCTCGATCTATTGCGGCTCAAATTACAGCGCAGGGTCAAGGAGGAAGCATGACAGAAATCGAAATCATGGCCGAGCGGAACGCCCTTGGTGCTCTTGTAAAGAGTCCGGAGCGCTTCTTCTCTTCAACAGCCATCATGGCGACTCATGACTTCGCCGACCAGACGTGTCGCTGCATATACCGGGGAATCAAGGTTGTCTTCGAGTCCGATCCAGGAGGCGAGGGAGCAATTGATCCTGCAGTATTGGAACACCGGATTGCTACGGATGCCCCCGAATACTACGCCAGATCTGCCACTGAGATCCGAGAGACGATTGATTACATCCTTGAAATTCCGGAGCTGAAGGAGCGAGATTTCAAGGAGTCCATCCGTGCCGTCGTCAAGAACTCAGTCCTCCGTAGGGCTACAGAAAAGCTCGATATGGTCAAGCAGAACATTCCGGGCTGCAAGACCCACGAGGATATCCTTGCCACTATGGAGAAGGAGGTATGCGGTTTCACTACTCAGGCCGTGACCAGGACCGATATCGTTGTTATGGGTAGTGAGTACGAAAGGTATGCACTTAAGCGAGAGCAAGAGGCTATTGGTGGCAACCTACATATCGGAATCAGCACCGGATTTAAGACATGGGACGTTGCCATCGGCGGCGGCATGCGTGACGGCACGATGCACATTGTGGCAGCTCGATCGAAAATGGGAAAGTCTTGGCTGGCATTGAGTGTTGCGGACAATGCTGCCGCACTGGGAATCCCGGTACTCTATCTTGACACAGAACTGGAAGACAATTACCAGTGTGATCGGCGCATTGCGCAGAAATGTCGCATACCAATGCACGTGATCGAGCGTGCCTTGTATCTACGAGACGCCGGCATGAAGTCCAAGTTCCAGGAAGCCATTAAGCTCTTCAACAAACACCCGATTATGTATGTGGACGTGAAGGGCTGGAGTATTGATAGAATTATCAGTGCCATCCGTAAATTCTATGCTCAGTATGTAGGCAAGAAGACTGGCGGGGAGTACGATCAGGGATTGGTAGTTTATGACTATCTCAAGCTCATGCGCTCAATCGATAAGGGACACGACAAGGAGTATGAGGCTCTTGGTTATCGTATGACACTTCTGCACGATCTCATGGGTGAGTACAACAATCCCATGTTGGCTCCTGTCCAACAAAACCGTGATGGCCTTGATAAGCAGGATGAATCTACAGTATCTGGGTCGGACCGAATTATTCACTTATGTGACAGTGCTTCATTTCTGTCGGCCATGAGTGACTCTGAGATTATGGCCAGGCATGCTGAGGTTGCCGGATTCACAGATGACGTACCAGTTCCTACTCCTGGCGGCAGCGTCTCAATGCAGAAGAGAGTAGTCTGGAACATGAAATTCAACGTCGCTGTTTGTAGGCAAGGGCCAGGAACTCCTGGTGATTCGTACATCGCAACGTACGCAGACTTCAAGGATCGAAATATCGATTATAGAAATGTCTGCGGACATATCGAAATGGGCCATCTGTGCAGAGTGGTGAAAGATGAAGGACACAAAGCAGGAGCTGGCGGCAATCAACACGCAGCTCAGTCTAAGAGCGGAGGAGCTACTTGAGTTTCTCGGCGCTGACCTTGATGACTTCACCTGTACAGATGAAGAAATTCGAGGCCCTGGGCTATGCCATGCCGGCGACAATAATACTGGATTCTCTATAGAATTAGGAATGGGCCGTTGGGCCTGTTGGACTGGAGCATGTCATGAACAGTTTGGTACTGATCTTCTTGGGCTTATGCGGGCTGTTACTCGTCAGCCGTTCGGTGAGGTTATTAAGAAGGCAAAGGAGTTTCTTGAGGGTAGTGATTGGAGCGCCGAAAGGATTGAGGAAATCCGGGCCGAACGAGAAGCCAGGCGTAAGCAACGTAAGGTTGACGTGTGGAAAGAACACAACGAACCCATCCGGACTTACCCGGAATCCTCGCTCAAGCGACTTATTCCGCCGGAGACATTCTGTGAGGAGAGGTCCCTTTCCCTGGAAATCTTCAAGGATTATGGGATAGGTTACGCAACTCGTGGTCCCATGTGGGACCGCATCGTGATCCCAATCAGAAATATCCATGGTCAGATAGTAGGGTTTAGCGGACGAAAGGTCCAGTATGTTCCAGAGCGGGATATCAAGTGGTTCCATTATAAAAAGGGTGAGTTTAGAAAAGGCATTCACCTATTCAACCTTGATAGAGCTTTCGGGGCAACCGACGGCACTTATATTTTAGTTGAAGGACCACTGGATGTCTTAAAGCTCGAAGAAGCAGGAATACACAATAGCGTAGCGGTGTTGGGCAGAACCATAACTGACGGCCAGATAGAGGTTTTGCGCAAGATCGGGGCGATGAGGATACTGGTGGCATTTGATGCCGACAAACGTGGAGCCGAGGGGACTGAAAGTGTTCTACATAAACTTGAGAATAATTTGTTCTCCTCGGGTATAATAGATTTGAGGGGAGCATATCCTAACTGGGACGAGGAAAAGTTGGGCGGTCTGGATTGGGCCAACAAGTATGTTCCCGTAGGTCGAATACCGGACATAATTCAGGAGAATACGTATGATCATCGGGATTGCGGGCAAGAAACAAGCAGGAAAGGACTCAATGGCGAGGTTCATCAAGAAGCTCCTGCCAAATAAGAAGGTCAAACAGATCTCATTCGCTAAGCCGCTGAAGGATTTTTGCGGAGAAGCATTCAATATCCCAAAGCAGAATTTATACGGCAGCGATGCCGATAAAAACTATCCATTGTGCACGTGGGGCGAAGTGTTCACCGGACTCTGCCTTCGGAAGTACGGGAAACGAGATCGAGATCTCCTGAGTTCCCGTGAAATTCTACAGGTCGTAGGCACTGACGTGATGAGGCTGGGACACCTTGAGTTTCTTCAGAATGAGTACGTCGCCGAGTGCAATCATTTTCTCGCCAAGAAGTTTGGTCGTGGAACCAAGCCTTTTGGTACTATCTGGATTGACCTTGCCCTCATGGACATCAAGGTTCTACAGGCAAACAATGAGCTGGATATTGCTGTGATCTCTGACGTTCGTTTTCACAACGAGAGAGCCGCCATCGCCAATGCAGGCGGCGTGCTAATACGGCTTTATAGGGATACTGGTTGCGATGACAGTATTCCACACCCGAGCGAGTTGGAGCTGGATGAAATGCGGGACGAAGATTTCAACTTCGTTCTATTCGAAGAAGGAAATAAGGATCTGCAGCAATTGCGAGCGTGGACAACTCAGATTCTTATGAGAGCTGGTATTTTGGATGTGGGAGGATTATCGATATGAGTGATGGGGAACTCCAGGTTCAGCCCAATAAGCCCATTACTGTAGAGAGGTGGCTGAATAAAATGTGGCTGGAGCAGCCACCGAGGCATGGTCAAAGAGTGAAGCCACGCAGGGCTCTGACCGTGGTTCGTAAAAAGCAGGGCGTTCCGGTAATGATCGTGAACGAAGAAGACCAATGGGATACTTGTACCAGAATTGCAGAGAATCCCGAAACAAAAGAAGCAATTATGGCTTTCTACCGGAAGATCACCGATCTACAGATGAAGGTAACTCCGGGAAAAGATCGTGTCGCCGTCGTGCCTATTTTATTATGGAAGAAAATGATAGGCACTAATCTATTTATAAGTCAATTCAAGAAGGACAAAGATGAGCTGGCTGACGGACTACAAGGCGGAACAGAAGAGAGTTCTTGATAGCATCTCTGACATTCCGTTTGAAGCATTCTTGAATATAATTCTTGATGCTCTAAAACAGAATAAGAAGATCTTCGTCATAGGAAATGGAGGCTCGGCCGCCAATGCGAGTCACTTTGTTGAGGATCTGGGAAAGGGCGCTGGCGATGCTGTAGCCGACGGCCACTTTGCTAAGGCTACTGGAGTTTCCCTGCCTCGCTTTCGTGTCATTGATCTGACGAGTAGTGCTCCATACATTACTGCCCTCGGAAATGATTATTGCTTCGAGGACATCTATGTACGTCAACTCAAGACGCTGGCCGATCCTGGCGATGTGTTGATCGGCATCAGCGTGAGCGGCACCAGTACAAATATCGTGAGAGCATTTGAGTGGGGCGAGAAAAATGGTCTTACGCTTTGCGCCATGACTGGCAAGCAGGCTAAAAATAGGCCAGACTCTATCTATGCGCAAGCAGGTCTGGCTATTGCTTTTGACTCAGAACACTTCGGAATCGTGGAGGACTGCCAGATGAGTCTGCTCCACATGATCTGCTACTACATTATGGAGCGGCTCAAGTGAAAAAGCGTAAATGGACCGTTACCATGCTTATGGAAGGGAAAGAAAACTTCGCAGAAGAGGTCGAGGTCGAGGCGTTCAATGAAGAGAATGCTGGTCTCGTTGCCTTTAAGGCGATGTTGAAGAAGCATCAAGGAAAGGGCTACAGATTCACTGTGGCAGAAGTTCATGAACTATAAGATCAAATTCAAGATTACGAATCGTGATAGCGAACTCGGACACCCACAGGCATATGATGCTTCGTGGGAAGAAGATGTTCAGTGCGATTGCCAAACAGAAGCAGAAGCTCACGCCGAAGCACGTGCAATTATGGAAGATCGATATCCCCAGTTGCGTGTGGAATGTCTTGGGTGTGAGGAATCTCCAATTCAATCGAGAAATAAACCAGCAAACATTTTTGACCCAGCCGAACTGAAGGCCGCCAAGAAGGTGGATCAGTGTCGAGAAACACAGCCCTCTAAGGGGCAAGGCTACGATTAGGAGGTACCATGAGCAAAATCAGATGGTACATTGCGGGTTCGATTGATAAAAATCCCGATTTCGGGAAAGGCAGCCGTGCTGTGATTCGTGAAATGTTGGATGAGATGGGGTTGGACTATTTCTGTCCTGCACTCACAGAGGCCAACAGACGAAACATGGAAAAGAAAGAAAGCCTATGGGATCTTACGGCAAGGAAGGGACCTGACCAATGGGAAGAAGCTCTCCGTGAATATGTCGTTCCTCTCGTGGACGACGATATGGAGGGATTGCGAGACTGCACCGGAATGATCGTTCTTCTTGACCAGCATGTAGGTCCAGGCACAGCTTCCGAATGTACTGTAGGCAGAGAAAGAGACCTGCCCATTGTGGGCTTCTTCTTGCCAGGAGAAGATCCTCTGAAGATTGCCCCGTGGACACTTAGCAGAGTGACAGAATTCTGCGATACAGCGGAAGAGCTAAAGGAGGCATTGTTACGATATGAGCGAGA